AGAAATCAGCTAACATCTTCTCGATTTCTGCATTCTCTCTATCCTTATAGGATTGAAGTTCTGGAGTGACAGCATCGTATTTTGCTTTCGTTTCTTCGTACAGCATTTTCCACTCTTCATTTTCAGCTAACTGTGCTTGTCTATCTTCCTCCAACTTCTTCTCAAGTTCTGCAACACGAGATTCTGCTTTTTGCAATCGTTCTTTCTTCTGCATTACTTCTCGCAGTAAATCACTATCTTGATTGCTTGATGGTGATTCATTCTGGCTTTCAGTAGCCACCTCTTGTACGCTATCTTGTACTGTTTCTTCGCTCATGTCCGAGCCTCCCTATTTACCTATTTTAAGGTTGATTGGCTTTTTAGTAGCCTCCCTAGCATTCTTATTGATATGCTTATCAACCTCGTTCAAAATAAATTTTTCAACGTGTTTGGGTACTGGTCTTACATTACTGGTTATTACCCTATCTTTCATTTCAGCATTCCATTGCACCTTCTGTGCATTCGCACCCGACCAACCAATTACCACTTTATCTTTTGTAAATCCTCTGGTTTGTAGATTTCTCATCATATCACCAGTTAGTTGTAGATCAACCTTTGTTGATGTAGATGACTGTCTCTTAAACTTACCAGATGCCTTTCTTGCCTTGTAACTTGCCGAATATGGCTGGAACTTTCTTCCTTGAACATCTTTACCGCCTTTCGTAGTATGCACTCGTATTCGGTCTGCTGACTCATCACCAACAAACTTCCAGAATTGTTTGGTAAAGGTTGGTATATCTTGTAATTCTTTAGCCATCTAATTGTTGTTGAGGTGTTAATGGTTCTCTTTTAAATCCACCTTTGTTTTCTATAAACTTCTCTGCTTGTTGTGGATCAGTTAATTTTCTTGATACTGATGTTTCCCTTGCAAACCGATGTCTACAATTATATCCGCCACCATCTACAAATGCACCCGGATACTGTGAATCAATCTCATCTCTTGTCATACTTCCAGATGCCATCATCTTCAAACATATATCTCTGGTCTTTTCATCTATCGGGCCTTGATAGACATAAGTAGCATCAACTGGATCGAAGGCTGTCATCTGTGCAGTTACATTACGCTCAAATGTATTCAATGCAGTATTGGCTAATGTTTCAGCTTGATCTGGTCTTAATACGCTCCCTAGCATACTTTGTGCTATCTCTCTCTCGGTCTTATCACCTATAATACCTTTCACAGCTTCATCAATGATTTGTTCACCCATCGTACTAATCTGCTTTCTAAATGTTGCCTCATCTAATCGTACCAATGCTTGTAGTGTTTCTTCTGTTACTTGCCCGGTTGCCTCCATTCCAAGCAATACACCTTCATACGATGCGATGTATTCATTTAGATCATTCTGCATACCAATCTGATTAAAGATATAATCATCAACATCAAGCGTGGAAATGAGAGAGATAAACTCATCTCGTGTGAGAGATTGCTTGAGATCAAGTATATCTTCTACCATTTGTGCTTGGGCTTTCTGCAAAGCCTGTGCGAATTGCTGTGCTATTTGATCTTTATCCACGCTGTAATGCTGACACTAATGGAGATGTAGGTGCTTGTGGCTCCTCTACCTCCGGTTCTAATTCTTCTAATCTTTGCTCTAGTTCTTCATCAGTTATATCTGGGTTGAACTCTCTGTATAATTCTTTCTTATCCATTAGGCCATTATCAAGCATGAACTGTAATCTATCCTTCTGTACGTTCCATTCTTCTGGATAATCTGATTCGGAGAAATCAACTGCAAAGGATTCATCTAATACCTTTCCTGTATGAACTTCAATCAATCTGCGATCAATCTTGTATCGCTCTTCTTCAAAGTCTTGGAACATTGGAATGTCTGATTCTCTTGATTCTAGGTTCTCCATGTTTAAAATCTTTAAGGCTTGTCCACTTGGGATTTGTCCTTGTTCACCCCATCGTATTGATAAAGCATGATTTTGACCAGTAACATTCAATAACTCTTTTATACCAGCTATCATTTGATTAATGTTCGATGGAGGAGCAACGAAGGACATGGAACTACCTTCTGGTAGAGAAATCAATCTATCCACTCCCCACTTGAGGTTCGGTACTTCTTGATCAATCCCGGTGATTACAGGTGATCCCATTTGATACCTAGTAGCCAACATTACTTCAGTAAATGCGATAGAAGAATGAAGAGCCGCCATAGTAACATCCATAGCATCGTAAGGAAACATGATACGAGAGATAGGATTCAACTCATAAGGATTCACCATCTCTGGATTACCTTGTATCGGATATATGCGACCATTAATGTCGTATAGGAAGTGCATCCCCGGTTCGCCATCTCTAGCCTCACTCCAGAATACAAACTCCCTATCACCTTTGGCATTCTTACCACGCTCATACGAATACCCATAAGGCTCCATCTCACCTTCGTAATAATACTCTCGTACATTGGGGAGGATATGGTATTCAATCTTTTGCTTTCTTTCGTTCCATACTGATTTGATATGGATTGTACCTAATAGCCAAGCCAACTCACTTGCGATGCGAGATGATGAATTAAGATGATGAGTGTAGGTTAGATATTCCTCTGCTAATTCACCACCTACGAATCTTTTGGCTGGAGACTTGTACAACATCATCCTTGCTCTTGAAAACCTTGATACAATCTTACCCAATGGTAATGGAGGTATCTGGCTCAATGATGTACCGGGGAAGTAGTCTTTCACATAATCTTCAATATCACGATTATAATAAAAGTCTAATCCCATTTGCCTACGCTTATATTCTTCTTTTAATACAATATCTTCAGCATTCTTAATACTCTCAAATACTGCCTTGCTCCCCAAGTCTGGTATCGTTACCATGTCATAATATTTCATTACCACTCCACCGATGTTGGGATTCTACTAATTATTGGATGCCTATAAGCGATGTAATAACTACAAGCATCAAGCATATGAGTTAATGCTATATCGCTCTTATCTATCTTACCATCTCTACTTCTTTGTACTTGTTCTAAATCTTTTATCAAATGAACACACTTTGAATCAACTGTCATCCTTACTCTACCCTTTGCATCTTTCAGCATTCTATTTAAAGCATTCAATCTATCAATCACAGGAGGATTTGCTTTCTTGGCTACAACATGAAAAGAATAATCTTTTAGGATCATGTGATCTGAACGATTTGATGTAGTTGATCTGGCTGATCCAGCACTATCCGGATATACCGGGATGTTTGGTGCAGTAGCTTTCATAGCCTTTGCCATCTCTTCTGTATTTGAATTGGTTTGCCTTATCTCATCAAAGTAATGAATCGTACCATCAGAGAACTCACAGCCTAATACAGCACTCATGTAATCAACATTGAAATCCATTCCCCAGAATAGATTGTTCGATAGTTGCTCTGCTTTCTTCACATGGATGTTGCGATCAAAGTTGTAGGCGGCTCTGTTTCCTGTTGTTTCAAAGGATGCAAGGAACTCTGTTTTGAACGCTCTCTCATCCATCATACTCTTGGCTTTCTCTATTTCTTCCTGTGGTACATAGCCACCATCTACTGTTGTATATTGCCAACTCATCCAATCTTTGTCCTTACCTTGTCCTCTTAAAAAAGCATCATAGAGGTGATCGTATCCATTTGGTGTACCAATAAAGAATGCCTCGCCATCTGTAGTAGTCAACATAGGATAGATGATTTCATCCCATACATGAGGTTTGATGTAGCTGTATTCTTCCATAACAACCATATCTAGACCAGCACCTCGTAAATTGTTTTCTTGTTCTGCACCTCTAATTGCAATCTCTGATTCATTTGGTAGTTTAATAGTGAGTTCTGATTCATTGATCTGGCAGTCATATTCTCTAAACAGTTGTCGCATGAGTCTCCAAGTCGTAGCCTTTCCAGAGCGATATGTGGGAGTAATTATCCATCTTCTTTCTCCAGATTTGATTTCTTTTGTTAATAACCAAATCAAAGATAGATGAGATTTCCCAAACCTTCTTCCAGCTACCAAAACCTTTCGCTTGGCTGGATGATTGATAATCTCTCTTCGTTTTGAATCTATATTCCAATTATCCAAATACTCTTTTCATCAAACTTTTGGGAACCTTCTTACCAGCTTTGTAAAGCCTTTGCATTCTTGCCAAATCTCTACCTCTTTGTGATCGTTTGCTCCCTTTAACGCCAGATAGGTATTTCTTCGGTACACTTTTAAATCTTTTATCTTTTGCAGTTCTGCGAACCTTCATCGCCTTCTACGCTTTCTTTCCATTCTTGCTAGATCAGCATCATGTTTAATTCTTTTTCTACCTTTGGCAATCTTAATAAATGAATTAACTCTTGCACTTGCCCAGCTAGATGGAGTCATTCCCGGTCTTGTACCACTACTGACAGCGGCTCCTAGTCCTCTCCTGTAAACCTTTACAAGTGATGATGGTAGTATCTTATTCTTTCTTGCTAATGCTCCGAGTCTCTTTCTAGTTGCTACTGTTATCTTTGCCATTAATCAATGCTTAAAATTTTAATAGGTTCGGTCTTATGTGATATTTCTCTTGTTTCTTTCGCCTTACCTTCTGCTCTATCTGATAGATATGATACTGCACTCATTGAACCATTCATTGCCATACTTAAGACTCTGCGAACCATCTTCTCTTTCTTTGTGAGTCCTGTTTCATCTTCCTCATCCCAAACCTTCTTGATAATATCTGCTAATGCTCCTCTTCTACCATTGGGATTGGCATTGTTACCAGCTTTGAATTGAGTCTTTGGATTACCACTAAATCCTTTTTTATATTGACCATTAGACTTCCGATTATCCTCCGTTTGCTTACTCATAATCAACTAATGCCATCACTAATGCTTTATTAAGTTTATCAAGTAGTTCTTTGACCTTCTCGGAATCAATCTCATATACATCAAATTCAAGTCTCCAGTTGTGAGTGGTCTTGAGGTTTTTAATGCCAACAAGTTCAACATTTAATGTAGTACCTTCTGTTTTCATAAGTTTAGTTGCCCGGACAACAATGTTCAATTCCTGTCTATCGCCTTCAATTTCAATCTATAATCTGTCGTTTTCTCTGCGAGTGAGGCTTGAACGTGCCTCTATATATACAAGGATTCCACTACAAAATCCGAGTTTATTGCTTTATAAATAATTATTTATATTCAATATAGATATACTACAAATTTTGAGACATTGGATTCAGCATATCGTTATCTATTTCATACAAATCTGATTTGACTTTGATTGCTGTTCCATCTCTTCTAATTCGTATTGATCCTTGTTTGTGGAATACTCTACGATTCTTAAACT